GTAAATTTTGAACCATCAACAGAAGGTGGCTATAGAAGACTTAGTGGTACTACAAAATATAATTCAACAATAGTACCTCAAGTATCTTCTGGTAATGAAAGATTACAAATGTCTGCAATCTTTAATGATAAGATAGTTGCAGGTAGAGGTGGTACAGTATCTTATGGTGATACAAGTGGATCATGGACATCGCTAGCAACTAGTTTAGGTACAGCACATACATATGATTTTGATAAATTTAATTTTAGTGGCACAAGTAAAATTATTATAGCAACAGGAGAAGCCGCAGCATTTACAGTAAATACAAGTTTTGCAGTAGATGTTATAAATGCAACAGGTGGTGGAACTGCTCCTACTAATCCTAAGTTTGTTAAGACTTTTGCCAATCATGTATTCTATGGTGGAATGTCTAACTCTACACATAGTATAATATTTTCAGTACCTTTTTCAGAAGATAACTTTACTTCTGGCAGTGGTGCAGGTGAGATAAAAGTTGGTGATGTTGTTACAGGATTAAAAGTATTTAGAGATGAATTATTTATATTTTGTCAAAGAAAAATATATAAACTTAGAGGGACTACTTCTTCTACATTTGCATTAGCTGAAGTTGCTAAAAACGTAGGTACAATTGCCCCACACTCTATTCAAGAATTAGGTGGAGATTTAATATTTTTAGCTGCAGACGGTTTAAGAACTGTTGCAGGTACAGAAAGAATTGGTGACGTAGAACTTGGTACTATTTCAAAACAAGTACAAGAAAGAATTAATGAGATTACGTATGACAATGTTGTAGCAACAGTAGTTAGAAACAAATCTCAATACAGATTATTTTATCCTAAAGATGCAGGATTAGAAGCAAGTCAGAAAGGTTTGTTAGCAGTAATTAAAACAAATCCAAATACAGGTCAATTAGGATTTGAATACTCTGATATAAAAGGTTTAAAAGTTTCATCTTGTGATTCCGATTATATAGATAATATAGAAACAATTATTCACGGTGGTTATGATGGGTTTGTATACCTTCAAGAATCTGGAAACTTTTTTACACACGCAACTACAACAGCAGCTATTGATGCTACATATAGATCTCCAGATATGACAATGGGAGATGCAGGTATTAGAAAATCAATGGATAGAGTTAATATAAACTGGGAGCCAGAAGGAATTGTTAGCTCTAGTTTATTTATAAAATATAATTACGATGATATAAACACTCCTCAACCAAGTTTAATTCCCCTAGAATCGTCATCAAGTGGAGCTTATTTTGGAACAGGAACATTTGGATTATCAGGTTATGGTCAAGGTGATTTACCTATTACTAGAGAGTCAATAGAAGGATCAGGCTTTGCTGTAGCTTTAAAAATAACAGACACAAGTACAAATGCACCTTTTGCAATAAAAGGATTCCAATTAGAATTTACACCAGGGGGAAGAAGATAATGGGAGCGACATACACAAGACAGAGTTCATCAGCTATTGTTGATGGGGGCGTTATTGAGGCAGCGGATATAAACGCAGAATTTGATCAGGTTCTTGCAGCTTTTGCAGTAAGTTCAGGACATACTCATGATGGCACAGCAGCAGAAGGCGGACCAGTTACAAAATTATTAGGCACAGCAATTACCATAGGTGATGCTACGGCAGGTACAGATATTGCTGTAACTTTTGATGGTCAATCAGCTGATGGTGTATTAACATGGATGGAAGATGAAGATTACTTCCAATTCTCAGATGACTTATTATTAACTACTACAGAAAAATTACAATTCAGAGACACTGCAATATATATTAATTCTAGTGCAGATGGTCAGTTAGATTTAGTTGCAGATACAGAAATACAAATAGCAGCTACTACAATAGATATTAATGGTGCTGTAGCTTTAAATGGTGCTATCACAGGTGCAACTAATATTACTCTCTCAGGTGAATTAGATGCAGCAACATTAGATATTTCAGGTAATGCAGATATAGATGGAACTTTAGAAGCAGATGCTATTACAATTAATGGTACAGCTATAGCCTCAGTATTAAGTCCAATAGCAGGTGGAACAGGTATAGTTACAACAGGTGCTTTAAACGCAGGATCTATTACTTCAGGATTTGGTACTATTGATACAGGTGCATCAACGGTTACAACAACAGGATTAATTAGTGGTGGATCACTAGATATTGATAATGTTTTAATTAACGGAACAACAATTGGTCACACAGATGATACTGACTTAATAACTTTAGCTGATGGAATTGCTACAGTTGCAGGAGAAATATCTGTAACAACTTTAGACATTGGTGGAACAAATATAACTTCTACAGCTGCAGAATTAAATATTTTAGATGGTGTTACGGCAACAGCAACAGAACTTAACCTTATAGATGGTGTTACATCTACAACAGCAGAATTAAATATATTAGATGGTGTAACTTCTACAGCAGCTGAATTAAATATTTTAGATGGTGTAACTTCTACAGCAGCTGAATTAAATTTATTAGATGGAGTTACATCTACTACAGCAGAATTAAATATATTAGATGGTGTTACATCAACTACTGCTGAATTAAATTTATTAGATGGGGTTACATCTACTACAGCAGAACTTAATATTCTTGATGGTGTAACTTCTACAGCAGCAGAAATAAATTTACTTGATGCAGTAGCTAGAGGTAAAATAATTTATGGTAATGCTAGTGGAGCTTCTGCTCTCTTAGCTCCTGGTTCAGATGGAACAGTATTAAGTTCAGATGGAACAGACATATCCTGGGCTGCAGCATCAGGTGGAGTAACCTTTAAAGAAGGTGGAACAAATTTTTCAAACAGTTTATTAGTAGGTACTTCTGCAACAGGAACTTTAAATGCAGCTGAAGGAAATACTGGAGTTGGAACAGGAGTATTTGGTGCATTAACTACTGGAGATGACAACGTTGCAGTAGGTTTAAATGCTTTAGTGGCTAACACAACAGGTTCTAACAATACTGCAGTTGGTAAAAGTTCTTTAGCTGTTAATACAACAGGTAATTGTAACGTATCAATCGGTAGAACTGCTTTAGATGCCAATATAGATGGAGATTTTAACACAGCAGTTGGTAATAGTGCTTTAAGTAGTAACACAACAGCAGATAATAACACAGCAGTTGGTTATTTATCTTTAAATGCTAGCACAACAGGTCATTCTAATGTATCTATGGGTACAGAAAGTTTAAAAGGTAACCTAACAGGTGATGGTAATGTTGCTTTAGGATTTAAAGCTTTATTTACAAACAACGGTTCAACACCAGATTTTAACACAGCTATAGGTAGACAAGCTTTATACTCAAACACTACAGGTACAGTAAATACAGCAGTAGGTTTAAATACAAGTTATTCAAATACAACAGGTACTTGTAACGTAGCTATAGGAAGAAATGCTTTATATACTACTACCACAGGTGCTAAAAATGTAGCTATAGGTGCTGCTGCTTTATATACTGCTTCAACAGCATCAGACAACACAGCAGTAGGTGATCAATCTTTATTTGCTACCACAACAGGTTGCAGAAATGTAGCAATGGGTTCTCAAGCTGGTGACGCTAATACCACAGGTGATTGTAATGTAGCAATAGGTTTTGGTTCATTGTCAGTTGCAACAACAGCAGATAATAATACAATGGTTGGTGCTGGTGCTGGTAATTCTACAACAACAGGTGCAAATAATACAGCAATTGGAAGATGTTCATTAAATCAAAATACAACAGGTGCAAGTAATGTAGCAGTTGGAGCAAATGCTTTAGAAGTTAATACCACAGCAGCTGCTAATACAGCAGTTGGTAAAGAAGCTATGTTGGCTAATACTACAGGTGGTAGTAATGTTGCTATTGGACAAGATGCTATGAAAGCTAATACAACAGCAGCTCAAAACGTAGCAGTTGGTCAAAATTCTTTAAGTGCTAACACAACAGGTGGAAATAATACAGCATTAGGTAGAAGTGCTTTAGCAGCTAACACTACAGCAGCTAATAATACATCACTTGGACATGATAGTATGGTAGCAAATACTGTAGGTCACTCTAATACAGCTGTTGGTCAAGCATCTTTAGTAGCAAACACAGAAGCAGATAACGGCACAGCAGTTGGAAGAAATGCTTTAACAGCTAACACAACAGGAAATAACAATACTGCAATAGGTTCTGGTTCTGCAGCAGCCACTACAACAGGTACAGGAAATGTTTCAGTTGGTCAAGCTTCTT